AGTCTAATGTTGGTTTGTCGTCCTATCGAGCAATTGCTGGGAAGACTGAGGCACTCGAAGCGCAACTTCGTATTTTAGATAAAAAGATCAATCAACTGCAAATAGCAAATACAGAACTCTCACGAGCGCTGTATGAGCTTGAAGTTTGGGCAGGGGTTAGTAAAGGGCCAGCACTTAGTGTTGCCTTAGAACACCCCCGTCCTAACTCCCTTTTATTAGGGGAAAGCAAACTTGTGCAAGCAAGGGTGCCGGTACCCGTTGTTCGCGGCGGTAATGCAATACCAATTCTGCAAGGAATTGTGGAAACCATTCCGCCGGCTGTCGTGGCTCCTGTAGTAGCGGCAGTTTTGCGAGAATCCTTACAACCAGTTCCCGCAGTGGTGGCTCCTAGAGTAGCCGCTGTAGGCTCTGGAGGTGGACCTAGCGTAGAACAAAATATATCTAAGCGTGCTCAGCTAAGGGCAGCAAAAAATAAAAAGAAGAATTTAACCACTAATGTGTCTGTGGCACAGACTCCAGCTCCTCAAGCTGTGGTCTCGACAGATCCAAGCGTAGTGGCACCCGTCTTACCCGCTGTTAAAGGCGAGAGTAAGTTACCGGGCGTAATTGATTTACCTTTTCCTCTGGTTGAGCGACACTCTATGGCAATAAACGAGGGCGCAGTTACTTTGAAACTGTCGGCCGCGATTAAAGCTCCCTCTTTTCTATGTAACGCGACGGTTACTAAGTTGGGAGGAGAGACAGTCATACTCACCACGAGGCACACCTTTGAAGGGAGGCGCGCAACTGATACAATAACTTTTACTGGATATGGCGAAAACCAACGGCTAACTATCCAGTTGGGTGATCTTGACATTCGTGATTTTGAAGGCCCCAACGTCGACTTGGTGGCCATTCGTAACACCACTTTGTCTTCTTTTAGCTACAGTAAAATGATTAGCACTAGAAAACATAAACCTGATGAACAAGTTTACATAAGAAGATTGTGTGCCCATTCCTCTACGGGATTGATGGTATCAATTGGAAATGTAAAATCGCCGCTCGGACCTGCAACTACAGTAACATATAATTCTGAAGTATGTGCTTGCGGTGCACCTGTTTGCAATGAGCAAGGTCATTTGCTAGGTATCCACGTTGGTACCACTGGTACTTCCAACGTTTTTGCTAGCGTGACTGAGAACCTTCGCATTGGAAAATTGCTTTTTCAGAAGGAGAGCCCACCCCCGGCTCAATAAATATTAGGGGTCAACATTTGGTGCCACAGGGCGCCAATGAGAGTAATTGTAATGTATATAACTTGAACTTACATCCAGAAATTATGGCGACGTACCGGAATACCGGGAAATCCCTTAATTTTAAGAATATGAAACAGTTAGGTACTGCCAGTAAAACCCGAACTGGGGAAAAGATTGTAGATGCCGGAGCATCTCTCTGTCCCTGGTGGGAGCGTTTTGAGGTGGCCTACCCGGAATATAAGTGGGTTCGTGATCTTGCAGATCACACAAAAGCCGTTATTAACCCAGAGCGGGTTGAGATTTCCGTACGAAAGTGCGATGTTCTCCCTGTTCTACCTGATGACGATATCTTTGAGTTAGCAAAACAATATACCAAGAGAATGTATGACTATTGTTCAGATGTTAGACCTTGTCCGATTTTTGATATCAATAATAATTCGTCTCCTGGTAAACCGTACATCGATAAATTTAAAACAAAAGGTGACTTAATTTCTGATCCTTCTTTCGAGGAGGAACTCAAAAGGAAG